ACGGGGAAAGGCTTTGAGTTCTGCGAGGGCGTCAAGCTGCTTGGAAAGGAAGTTCAACTGGCGGCACTCCGGCAAGGCCATCCACGCGGGGCTGACACCGTAAACGCCTTGCTGGCTCTTAACGTGACGACCGGCAAAGAAGGGCTTCTCGTCGTAGCCGCTGTTGCGCGTGACATGTTTGTTCGTCTGGTCAACGTACACTGACGCCCAAGGCTTGTTCGGGCCGTCTTCCTTGCCCCGCTCGCGCTCGGCCTCGGTGCGCTTGTAGACCGCATGAACAAACTTGTATTTGACTGTGCCGCCCTTGCCGCTCTTGCGGATCTGCTCCAGCTTCTTCTTCATGTCCGGAGCAAGGCTGTCCTCCCCGAACTTCTCCGCGGCTTGCAGGATGGTCAGTTCCAGTTCGCGGAAGACGGTGTTGATCAGACCCTCGTCGTCCTCGGCCAAGGAATAGGTGCCAATGTCGAACTTGGTGAAATTGAGCGGGTGCGCTACGCCCTTCTCCACAAACATGCAGTAGGTGCCGAAGACGGAGTCGTCGTAGTAGAGTTCATGCAGTTCGGTGTAGACGTTGCTGGTGGCGAGAAGCAACTGGGTGGCCTCGGAGCAGCGGGAATACCATTGCTTGGCCTTGTCGCTCGTCACGCCCTTGGGCGGCTCGTAGACGAACCAGCGCGAGTCGGCGGGCGTGATGTAGGCCAGTTGACCGTTGGCCAGCGTAGCCGCGGCCTGCACGCCGGAGGTGTCGAAGAGGACGTCGTGGCGCGAGCTATCCGGCACGCTGCGCTTGCTGCTGATCTCGGCTTTCCTTGGCAGGAAATATTCGGCCAACTCCTGCCAATGGGTGTCCCACGGGGCGCGCTCCGCGGCGAGGTCTTGGTTCCTCGCCAGCACCCAGTCAGCAAGTTGGACAGAGTCTTTCATTTACCACATGTCGGGGTCGTTAGCCGCGGCGATGAGCAAGACAATGCCCACCGAAAAGACGGCCAAGTAGAAAGTCAGTTCCATCCATTAGCCCAAAAGCGAATTCGGGCCTGCGCCCGTGGCCGGATTGGTGTAGCCGCCGGTTTCGCCCGCGAGGATCGATTTGCGGTAGCCCTCGCGTTTGCCTGCGGCTTGGCGCTGTTGATCGGCCATTTCGCTGGCGCTCATGTTCTGTGCCTCCGGTGGCGGCGGGGGCGGTGGCGGCGCGGCAGGAACTTCCGGCATCTTGACCGGCGCGGGCATCGCGGGCATGTGCATTTCGGGCATCTTGGGCGGCTTGGGTGACCTGCCCCCGAAATGGCACCGGCACGTTAGGTCAATCTTGGACGAGTTGTAGAATCGCATATTTTTGGATGAGTTTGTCGGTCGAAAAGAAAGTCAGCGGATGACCGCTCCTCTCCCATGCGATGAGCGGAAGATAATACGGGATGTGGCGCAAGAGTTTTTTGACTAAACCCTGCAAGCCAAGGTCGTCGGCCAAGGCGAAGGCGTAGATATACCACGCGTCGCACGCAATTGGCGGGAACTGGCACCAGACGTCGTTGATCACTTCCTGCGGCGCTTGGCTCCACACGGGACGCGCCATCATCAAGTATTCCGGCGTCGAAAAAAAGTAGCCGTGCGCGAGGTGCGCCATCATGTCCTCCTCAAAGGTCCGCGGGGAATCCGCGGCGTAAAGCATCTTGCACTTTTGAATCGGCGTCATCGTCGCACCACCGTCCTGCGGTTCCAGTCGAGGTCGCGGATTCCGGTCGTCACCACCGTCGGGCGCGGCGTGGCAAAGCCGGTCTTGAGCATCCCCGCCATCTCGGCCTCGGCTATCATGCGGAGCGCGTCCGCGGCGTGGCTGGCCCAGTTGTGGACCGGCTCGTTGACCACGATGCCGGTCGCGCTGCTGCGCTTGTAGGCGTAGTTGGCCAAGGCATCCAACCCACGCTCGCAGGCAGGCAGGCGGAAGCTGAACCGCGGGAACATTTGCAGGCAGGCGTTGATGCCAATCCAGATGTCATGCGTCCTTGGTAGCACGCGCACGTTGGCCAGACCGGCTTCGGTGTAGACTTGGGCGTCGGCCTTGCCAGAGGTTCGGGTCGCCGCGGCATCGTGGGGCAAGTAATGCGCCCCGTAGGGGTAGCCCTTGGCCTGCATGTGGGCCACGCGCTGGACCGGCGTGAGGTCGAGGTCGAGGTCGCAGTCGATCACGCGGATCTCGTTGCCGCGGATGACTTGAAAATACCACACGACCGTATTAACCGGCGAACCCAGATCCCACGCGGTGTGGACGAGTGTGCTGTTGTCGTATTTGAAGGCGCTGATCGCTCCGGAGGCTCGGAGCTTGTCCAGTTCGCCCGCGTAGATCGCGCCCTCGACCGGACTCTTGAAACATTCGTCGAGCGTGGTGGGGAACTCGCGGAAGATGAACAGGCCCAGTTGCCGCTGCTGGCGGTCATACCACAGGCGCTGCTGCGGCGTGAACGTGTGGCCGGTCGCGCGCTCCATCTCGTCGAGGTAGGTGGCAATGGCCGGTTGGATCGTGGCCACATCGCCCTCCACGACATAGGTCGGATCTTTCCACCACGGAAAGAAAACGACCCTCCAATCCTTGTCGGTCTTGGCCTCCTCCGGCGTCTCCAAGGCACCTTTGACGATGTCCCACAAGTGTCCCCCTCGCCCGCCCTTCCATGTCGTTTCAACGATGATCCGGCCATGCTCCGCGCTGGGGATTGCGCCGGTCAGAATTTCCTCACTGCGCCGCGGGTCGTCGGCTTGCACTACTCCCCACTCGCTCAAGTGTAGCCAGTTGTTGGTGCCGCCACGGGCGCGTAGACCAGCAAAGAGCGCACTGGGCGCGTCCTTGTTCTGCGTCAGTTCGATGACGCTTCCGCTGTCGCGGACAAACTCGTAGCGTTTGCGGATCGGCTCCGGCAGATGTTCGATGGCGACCTTCACAATGGTCGAGAGCTTGCGCTCGGCGTCGCTGGCCGTCTGATCGACAATCGATGCCTGCACGCCCTCGCTGAAAAGAATCTGGTCGGCCAAAAGCAAATCGATGGCGGTGGACATGCCCAGCCGCCGCGCTTTCAAGATGATGAGCCGCTTGCAGCCTTCGTTGAAGATCATGTCGTAAACGCGCTGCTGCTCGGCCCGCGGGACAAACGGGATGACCGCGCCGTCGCTGGCCCGCTTGATCTTGTAAAGACTCGACAGCCGCCGGAGCGGGTCGGACAGGTCTTTAAGCAGTTGCTGTTTTGCGGACGATGCCAAGCACTTCTCCCAGTTCGTCAGTGACGTCGTGTTTGACCTCCTGCTTCTCGGCCTCGGCCAAGCCCAGCAGCTTGACCAGTTCGCGCACGGCTCCAGTCGCGGCGGAATGGTCGTTCTCCCTGCGGGCCGATTGATAGGTGTCCTTCAAGCAATCAACAGCCTCGCGCACCTCGGCCTCTTTCATGGTCATGCGGACGTCGCGCACAATGGCATTGGCCGCGCCGATATAGGTATAAGCTGTCCGCGGGCAAACCTTCCACTCACTGCAAGTTTTTGCAACGAGTTCAGAGTAACGCACGCCGTCGATGATCCAGTCGGCAATGGCATCGATGCGCTTGTCTTTTTCGATTTGCGAAGTCATGTCGTGAATCTTTTCTACTCTGTTGGTCAAACTAAAACATTGACCGCGTTTTGACTAACCCGCTCTATCTTATTCGTCTCGCTTACGCTCGCCTCAACTATGGTTTGGTCGCTGGTTTGGATGGCGTAGTCGATCTTCATGCGATGGGCAGTAAATACTTCGCTTCGTATTCGTCGTCCCGCGGTGTGGCCAAATGAAACTTCCCGCATCGCCAACAGTGGTAGACGCGCATATCCGGCTTAAACTCCTTTGCCTCCTGTTGCGTCTCAAACCATCGCTTGTTGACGCAATTCTTCTTCCGTCGCCTGCGCCCGCGTTTGCTCATGGCGTGCGTCCGCATGATCGCGTTGCCCATGATGAGGTTGGCTAATTCCTCCGCGGCGTAGTGCCGGTAGCCATTGGACAGGGTCACCATGAGTATTCCCTCGGTGCGATGAGTTTGAACTCGCTCACCGGAATGTGGACGACGGGTTCCTTGTCTGGTTCCCACCGCACCTTGTTCGGAATCATGTAGCCCACCGGATACGGTTTGCGCTGGATCATCATGTAGTGAATGCCTTCCAGCCACTCGACGCAAAAGGCGACCGGCAAGAGGTCGGTCATCTGCATGGCGTGGACGTATTTTTGGGCGCTCCATGTCAGCGTGTTGTATTTGTTAATCGAGAGCAGTTCGCCGTCCTTGTCCTTGCGCTGACGGGCCTCGGCAAACGCCACAGCCCGCCCGTTCCGAAACAGCACAGCATCCACGCAATAGGCTTTAGAGCATGGCGCGGCCTCGCACTTAAACGCCTCGGCGGCGGTGCGGATGATCCGCTCCTCCACCTCGCGGTGCTGTGCTGTTTCAAAAAGCGGCATCAGAACGGGATGTCGTCGTCAGTCGCCGGTTCGTCCGTTGTCCGCGGTGCCGCCGGTTTCGGTGCGTTGTAGTTGCTGCCCTTTTCCTTTGGTTGCCACGGCGGGCCAAACTTCAGCGAGAGGAAGTCCTTCCCGCTTTTGCTCGTTTGCTCCCAGATGCTAATCTCGTAGTCGCGGCCTTCGATTTTAACGGGGCCAGACCACTTGGGCGCTTTGGGGTTGTCGCTTTGGCGCGGGAAAGCCGCGCCTCGGTTGTCGTCGTTGTATTGCATGGTGTTGGTGTTGTGTTGATGTCGAGCGTCCCGTTGGGGAGCGCCCAGATTTGTTCGCTGCGAAAATGGACAAACGCGCCGTCGCGTTCCATGACCACCGTCCAGATGTCGTTGGCCAGATTGCTCTCGCGGCTGACGATGATCGCCCAGCCATAGCCAAGCGGCGTATCCACAGGAAATGGGCGTGCGAGTTCCAGCATCATCGGAAAAGGTTCCGGCGGGCTTCGGATAGCGTAATACCGAAGCAGCCCCCCACACACAGATGTGGCGATTGCCACCTATACGTTAACGCAGCTATGCCGCCGGAAAGTTTCATCGTCTCTTGGTTTTGACTAAACCTCTACGAAAGTATTGCGGATTGCGTTCCATCCACGCGACGACTTCGCCGGTATTGCCGACGTCCGCGGCGCGAAAGGCGTTGTCGGAAACGAGATAGCAATGCTCCGCGAGAATGTTCATCACCGTAATCTCGTCGTCATGCAGGACGTTCTGGATGTAGGACTCCAGCGTGTTGGGC